GCAAATGCATCCAGCGTAAAACAGATGCATCGGTCATAGTTATTTCCATAACTATACGCCAGCAATCATAGTATTTAGTTTTATTATTTCTTGTTTTCTTTGACTTATATTTCTTATAGGTAATAGAACCTTCCCCATCAAAGAGCCCAGCTATGTAGGCTATGTCTGTTTTTCTAAGCATATCTTTTTGTTTCCTATTTCTAATGTTTTAAATCCAAAGGCGGTTAGTGCGTATGCGATGTCGCTCATCTCGTATGTATCCATGTCATCAAATATAAATCTAGTGCCGAGCCTAGATCTTGGTCCAAAGAACATGGACTCCTCCATAACTTTGTCCGTGGTGTGTGGGCCATCGAAGAACACCAAGTCGTATACGTTTACCACTTGTTTGTAACCATTCTTATAAATAGGCACGCCCCTTGGAAAAGCGTTGAAGTATTCTGTATCTTCTAATTGGTATAAAACAAAGTTCTCATGGAATTTAAAATCTCCTAAAAAATTTTGTTTCATCTTATTTGGATAAGTAGGTATCTTTGGAGTGCCATCAGGATTTACCAGCCAGTTGCCTTCAAAATCTTTCCAAAACATTGTCTCACCCTTTTCGTTTACCACGCCTTGTTTATCTAAATGTTTGTATTGAATATCTCCATACGGATCTATGCCTATGTGAAAATGATTTCTGTCTTTCAACATTTTCATAATAATGTTACTACTGTATCCTTCTCGAACTCCTATCTCCACCGTAAGACAAAAGTCTTGTGGCTTTAATTCTTTAGTCCACTTCGCTAGATAATCGTAGTCACTGCTATCACCTTTTATCACCATCTACCCTTTGTTGTAACAGAGTAACCACCATTCATTCCGCTATATCTTACATTTCCAACTTCAGGATTTGTTTGAACTGGTGATGAATTTGTATACCAACCCCAAGTCTCCTTGTTTTTAATATCTCTTTCTTTTAAATCGTTAGCTCTTTTTAATTCAGCTGCGATTGCTTTTAATGTTTTAATCATTACTTTCCCTCCTTGTTTGTTCTTTTCATTCTTTTCATTTCACTATACAACTCTTGCATATTGAATGCTTTACAATTACTGATAAACTCTATCAGTTCTTTACGCATACTTTTTTGTTGTTCATATGCTTTTGCTTTATTTCCATCTATCACCTGAAAATGTTCATCTTTCAACTCTGCCATTTTTTTCCTTTCTAAAATAGTTTTTTGCTTTCATTCTAATATACTCATGGTCAAACCCTGCATACTCACATACAGTTTTAAAGTCCCTGTTAGGCTCTAGAAAATATTCTCTAGCAGATTTGATATAAGGGTAATGAATTATTTTATTTTTACCCAGTGCATCTTCTAATGCTACTATCAAAACGTTACGCCAAAGACTTCGTACAGGGTCTCTTTCCTCACCAAGAGTATTAAGATTTCTTAAAAACTGCTGTAAGTTTGCCATTTAGTTTTTTTATTTCTTTTTCAACCAACATTCTAATTACCTGAGCTCGTGATAAAGTGATCCCTGGTGCCAGATGCTTGGTCAGTTTGTTAATAGCCTCATAGCACTTATGATCAACTGCGAGACTTTTGTACTTGTTTATGTCCATTGTCTGATATATCCTTTCATTGTTAATATATAATCATATGGGATTATATATAATTATTACAAGGATGTCAATGAAATTTGTTTTAACTTTAATACTTTGTTCTGGTATGTCTAGCCAGTGTTTACCACCATATCAAGTAAATCATATGTATGATAGCATGTATGTTTGTCTAAAATCAGGCTATGACGTGGCTTCTAAGAAGATCGAACAGTTAGGGCCTGAAGAGGTGAATAAAAATTATTATCACGTGAAGTTTTATTGTCAGCCACTACAAGAGACTTAAGTTTAACAGCTTTATACCATTGTTCTTTGTATTTCTCATCTCTGGTTTTATTCCACATAATGGCTAAGTGATCTATTTCATATTGTTTCATGACTTTCTCCCCTGTCGGTTGTATGGTTTGTAATGTCTTTTAAAATTTTTATTTAGCTTTTTTGTATGGCGTCGTGGACGTTTACGTGGTTTAGGTCTTTCAATAAATGCTTTAAATTTTCTAGCCATCACTTACTCCTAGATTACCAGACACAGACACTCTTTCTCCCTCACATTTAAATGGATTTACATAATGATGTAGGCAGGCTGGAAAAATAAAAAACGTGCCCGCAACAGGAAAAAAAGAATGTTCGTTTACCAATGTCTTTCTATCTTCAAGAGTGTATACAAAACTTATTGCTCCAGGTTTTGTGTTTCCGATATGATTTTTATATTCTTTCAATAAATCTTTTGGAATTTCTGTAAACAATACGAAAGATAGATCTCCGTCATGAGTATGCAGGGGGTTAGCCTCTCCCTTAATCATATAATTAACCCATGATTTAATTAGTTCTACTTTGTTTCCTAGATCTTTACTAGAGTATTGTCTAAACGCATTAAGATAACTATTTGCGTAAGGACCAATTATTGAAAATAATTTTTTACTATCTATTTCGTGTTCGTGTTTTATCAACCCTGCTAAATTTTCTCTGTAGTCTTTGCCTTCTTTGCTACATAATCTTTTAACTTCATCTAATTCTTTTTCAGTTAGTTTAGTTTGAAAAAGAAGTGGTCCCCAATGAAAAAAATTATAATTAATTATTTTATCTTTTTTCTCTTCCATTTTTCTTTAACCATTCTTTATCACTTTCAGTAAGCTGTATGTATCTAATTCTACCATTAACATGTTGCTTGGTGTCTGCTCCACAATTAGTGCATCTATAAAACTCAGATACAATTGCAACTAAAATACTTTCTTCATCACAGTGGTGGCAATGCCCTTGCACCGTGTCTATGTTTTGAAAATTAAAATTTAATTTTTTCATTTTGTTTATACCAAGTTGCTAATGTATATCTTATTTCACCACGCACCATGGTAACTCCATGTTTATAATACATTCCATCAAAAAACAACATTCTTCTTTTTTTAGGTGTAAAAACAGTGCCTTCTTCAAAAAAAGTTCGTCCTCCAGAATAGTTATCATTTAAATAACAAATAGAAGAAAGTGTTGTTTGGTCACTTGTTGCGTCATTATGTAATACCTGAAAAGAATTCACTGGCCATTTTACTATCTGGATCCAGTCTACTTTTGAATTATGTTTTAAAAAGTAATTATTTATTTTATTTAACAGATCTTTAAATCTATCAATGTTTGTAATTGTTATTACAAATGTATTTCTATAGATTTCTTGTAAATTTTTATTTTCTTCAAAAAAATTAATTAATTCTGCACAAGTTTCATCCGTTAAAAAATTATCTTGTATCTGAGCAATCACTTAAACTATGTCTGTGGCTCTACCTAATATAGGTTTGTATTTTGTTTTGCCTTCAGATTTATAAGCATGTAAGAAAGATGCACGTCTACCTTCAGGTATCCAAGAACAATGAATCCATCCAGAGTTGGGTTCACCTGGAGTGTAGAACTCTAGAATCATTTGATCTGGCTCGAGGTTTGCTTTTATCCAATCAAAAAGTTCAGCGTTGTCTGTGCCTATCACTTCAAAATCCGCCGCCTCTGCTTTTGCATGTTGGCTGTTGACTGAGCTGCCGATGGCCACACACAACTCACTGCTACGAAATCCGCTAGTCACCTTCACTCTGCCAAAGTGATCACGTACTGGTTGTAAAATATTTTCACACAGTGCTTTTAGTTTTTCTATTTGATCTGCATTAGGGTTGTTATCAATACCCATCCTGATGGCAGTGTCTGATTTAGTTAACTCTTGAAGAGTAAAATTACGTGAAAGATTCATGTTTAATTTTTTTTCTACTTAGTTGCATATAGACCTCATGTTAATACTATAAGATATTCTTAATTCATCTGTCAAGTGCGGAGATACTTGATGTATCAACTTCTTTGGAAAAATTAATAAATTAAATAACTTTGGATAAAAACTAAATATATCTTCATTTCTCATAAATGTAATAGCAGAATTATTTCTTGATAAATAAAAAACTCCAGAACTAATTATTTTATCTCCTAAATGCACGTGAGGTACATTGTCTCCATTTTTATTTAAAACATTTAACCAACCGTGATCTATTTCTTGTTTAAAATGTAGTCTTAAAAAAGTATTTAATATATCATCTAACTCCTCTTTACCATCAAAATTTCCATGTTCTTGAAAGCCATTACGAACAGATATAAAATCCGTGTTCTTTTTATTTTCTTCACACCATTTTGTTATTTTATTTAACAAAGGTGTTTGAATAACAATCGTTGTTTCTGTGACAGGTACAGCAAATAAGTTATACGTATTTATCATTTTAATCTGTTAAACTAATCCAATATCTGTCTTGAGCGGGAGCAGATTCTAAAATCCACATAGGCAAACTAACTGAAACTCTAGGTGTTAATGGTAAAACTTTATGATATACTTTAGCGGGTATAAAAATACAATCACCTGGTTCTAAATCAACATTAATAACTTCACTCTCACCGTGTTTTGACCAAACTTTAAAATTAGATTTACCTTCACTTTGAACAATTAAATTATGCGCTCTGTCTTTGTGTCTACCAAAACCTTCATGTTTAATTTTTTTAGAAAAATATATGTGAGCGTCAACGGGCCAACCAGTTGCTTTTTCTATGGTATCTGCAATATTATTTATTTTTTTATTTACTTTTGTGCAATCTCTTAAATAACAAACTTCTTCATTTACAATATCATGCAATAACTTAGGTGGAAAAGTATTTATATCGGATAACCAACTCTGTGCTGGCCATTGATATGTTTGTTCTTTACTTCTGTTAGTAATAATAAATCTACTATCATTTATAAAAGGTCTTAAATTTAATAAATTTTCTAACTCTGTCCATGAAAACATAGATGGCAAAGCATTTTTTATGTAAAAAGGTTCTTCTAATTTAATCTTGGCTAAAATTTCTGGACTCATTTTTAATTCTCTTTCTGTTATACACTTTTTTACTATTTTTTCTACGTTGATAAAACATTGAGTCTCTTAACTTTTGTGCAAATTTATTTAGATATGATAAGTTTCTTAATACTTTTCGATCCATCAATATTCTCCTCTAGCTCTGCTTTACCCTTCCAGCATTTGTACATGATGGTTTCACTATATTGTCTCTCAGCCTGGCGCTTACCACGTAAACATTGTGCCATACCATCAACCTGCAAACGAGCTTCTTTAATTTCTGCGTTTACAAACATCAGGAGGGCCACCACACTTTCAATCATTGTAGCTCCCATTCTTATAACCAATCTCACGATTAGCATCTTTTAATTTTTCTATATCCTCTAAAACTTTATCCATTTGTGTTCTTAAAAATTGTATGTTTACTTTGTTCAATGCCATATCTTCAACGTGTTTATTAATCTTATCCGTGGTCTTATAAAGATCCTCGATCATCATAAATTGCTCAGAATCTGCGGGCAGTGATCCTAGTTGTCCACGTGGCCATTTAATTCTAAACTCTGTGTTCTCTTCAAGATCTTTCTCCATAATCTGTATACGAGTGTCTGCAACGTTGAGACGTTCTATGATTTGAAAGTAACCCATTGTGCCAAGTGCTACTATAATTATCAACGAAGCTACCGTCTTCATAGGCATTTGCACGGCGACTTCTTCTCCGATGTTTAAAGGTTTTTTACTCATTGTATAATCTTATCATCCATTAATTTTATGTTGGGATTTTCTTTCTTATAATTATTTTTAAGAGCATCCCAATGACTTCCATCAGGTCTTTTCTGTTTGTCATCAGGTATTATTATACCAGAACATTTTGAAACTAGCAATTTGAAGTTAGGATTTCTTTGAATGGTGGGATTTTTATTGACTTTTCCACACATTTTCATTAGCTCCAATTGTTGTTTTAATTCCATATTTTCTTGTTGTATTTCTTTAAATTCTTTAGTGCAGGCAGATCCTAAATATTTTCTCCAAGTTAATCTTAACGACTGATCATCACTAGGGTTACTATAAGCGTTAGTAGGATCATAAGGACGGTGGTAGTATTCCGATTCTCTTTGCTCGACTGATATGC